AAGAACAGCAGGAAGAATTAGAATCTGAATCTGTTAATGATTATGAAAATACTCAAGAATTTGATTTATATACTCATTGTATATTGTCAATTGATGGTGAAACTTACAACATTAGGCAAGAAGTTAATGGTATTGTGTTGGTTGATTATGAAGTTGGTGTTGAAGAACTACCTTTTGTAGCGCCAAGACTTTATAAAAGAAGTGATTCGAATTATGGCGAAAGTTTTTGCTACAGATTTTATGATGATTTGCGAGATTTAAACAATTATCGTTTACAATTAAAAATTGCCGTTGCTATTATGACAAAAGTCACATGGATGGTAAACCCAAGAGGTTCAGCTAAGGTTCGAGATTTGCAAAGATCGAGATCTGGCGAATCAATCGTTGGTCAGAATGGTGATATCACGATACTTCAGGCTCAAAATACGCCTCAAATAAATGTAATCACTGGAATAATCGATAATATAGAATCAAAACTTCGTGAAAATTTCTTGATGATGTCGGTTCGAGTGTCAGAAAGAACAACTGCTGAAGAAATTCGAGCGGGTCAGGAAGAACACGACCAAGTCAACGGCGGTATCTTTTCAAATCTTGCTCAAGAACTTCAATTACCCTCTGTTAAAATAGTTGAAAATATATTATTAGAAACAGACGATGATTATGTTCTTTTACCAAGAACACAAGACAAAATTGTTACTGGTGTTGAGGCTATAGGTAGGTCAAAAGAAGTTCAGTTGTTCAGAACATTTATTTCTTTAATTGGTGAAGGTGCAAGCCTAAAACCATCATTATTGGATTATGTAGACGAGGAATGGATGGCGAATCAGATAATGAAAGCGACAGGCGTTGATGAAAAAGCAATTCTTTCAAAAGATACAGTTGCAGAAAAACGACAAGCTCAAGCTCAACAAGCTCAACAACAAATGCTTCAAAACCAAATGTTGCAAAGCGGTAGCAAAATAGCAGAACAAACAATAAACAATCAAACAAAAAAATAAAAATTTAATCAATGGAGATAAACCAAATGACAGTAGCAAAAAAAGTTAATGAAAAAAAAGTTGAAATTTTAACAGTTGACCCAGAAGTGGCGGTTGAAGATGTTCGATTAGAACGAATTTCTGAACTTAAAGCCAAGGAAACATTCACAAAAGACGAAATGATTGAATTAATGAATCTTGAAAAAGAGGTTCTTTTAGAAGCACATGAAATTGAAAAACATGATCTTTTAAAAAATCAATCAAGAATCACTGATTCAACAATAATTCGCGAATCTGTAGTTCTAAGTTCTGGCGTTGGCAAAGGCATTAAATTAATCAAGCATTAATATTAGTGTTAACTCAAAAAAAAGTGAAGTGCGATTTTTAATTGTGCTTCCAGTTCGAAAAAACATTAAATTAATCAAGAATTAAATTAATGTTAAAAAAGTAAGTTAAATTTTTAATTATACTTTCAGCAACACCAGACATTAAATTAATCAGGTTTTAATATTAATGTCGGAACAGGAAGGAATTTCAAAAATGTTGTTAGCCTTTCTGTTTTTAAAAAATAAACCCACACAAATATAGGAAATAAAAAATGTCAAACTTAGATATAGAATCAATGCAAGAAGGCCTTTTTGACAAGGTTGCGTCAAGTCATGGTTCAAAATTTATAAAATCTGAAGAATTTACAGCACCATTCGGTGCAAACGCCCCTTCTTATAAAGAAGAAGACGAAGTGATGACAAAGCCTGAGCAAGACATCATAATTCAAAAAGAAAACACTTTTAAAGACACCTCAGTCTTTGAATTCGACATGGAAAAACAAGGAGAGCAAGTTGACAATATTGAAAATAATGAAGAAGATGATGAAATTGATGAAGAATTTACATTTGAAAATGAAACCGACACTGATGAAAGTGATGAACTGGATGAAAGCGAAGATGGAAAAACTGAAGAACTTACTCGCGAAGAAACTTTATTAAAAAGAATTGAAGAATTAGAAAAGAAATACGAATACGAAGAAAGCGAAAAGAACTTTGAAAAAAAATATTCAAAAGAAAAAGAGGTTATGCCTCGAATTACTGAATATGAGTTCGCTGATTTGGGTCGAATCTTGGCTAAGAAGGGGGCTTTACCCGAAGAAAACATTAAATCATTGATGGAACGTGGCTATGAAAGAGAAGCTATTGACTCATATGTAAAAAATGCATTATCAGCATTTAAATCTGAGGAAAAAATAATTCCAGAAGTGAACCAAAATCAAGTTCGTGACTCTTATTCTAAAGAGTTGAATTTGTCAAGAGTTGAATTTGATTCTTTGGTTGATTCTTTTGTTGGTTCTGTTACTGAAGAACAAATAAATAAATTTGAGAGTTTAGATTCTGACAAACAAATAATTTATTTGCAAAAATTTCAAGTTCAAAAAATAAAACATGATCAAAAAATGTCGGAAGAAAAAAGAATTAAAGAATCAGACAAAAAAAGAAAAACCATGATTCGCGGAAATCAAACAAGAACTGAAAAGAAAGCTGAATATGCTGATATTTCTATTGATGAAGCTTTAAAAAATCATAAAAAGGCTATTAGAGAAAGATCTTCAAGCGACATAATTAAATGGGCCTCGATCCTAAATAAGAAAGGTCATAACGATGGATTCTCATTCTAAAGGTTGAATCATTTGGGAAGTAACATTCCCAGAAAATAAATTGTTTTAAAAAAAATAAATATAATAAACTAAAAAGGAAAAATTATATATGTCTACAGTACCAAGCAACTACACTGGTTCTACACCAGGCGCTGATAATGCATACACGCCAAGCGCTGATGAAGCAGAGAACCGCAAGAACTTTCAAATGTTATACATCTCAACTGTATATCGCGCGATGCAAGATAAATTAATATTCACAAAGAATATCACAAAAAAAACTTTGGCGAAAGGTGCTAAAAGCGCTGTATTTCCATTTACTGGTGTTAAAACCGCAAGACATTTACAACGTACTGAAAAAATTGCAGGTTCTGCATTAGCTTTCACTCAAAAAGTTATTGAACTTGATGACTTGATGTATTCTGATTCATTTATTGCAACAGTTGATACTATCATGTCAAACATGGATATAATCGCTGAAAATGCTACTGCTGATGGTGAAGCAATTGCAAAAGAACTTGAATATCAAGCAAACATCATGATCAACAAATCAGCAACTTTAAATCACCCAATCAAAAATGAAGATGGTTCTTACCGCCGTGGTGGTTCTGAAATCGTTCTTAATGCTGTTGGTGATGAAGAAGATTCAGAAAAATTAATACAAGCATTTAAATTACTTGCTAAAGATTTTGCTGAAAAGAATGTTGATGTTTCAGAATGTATCCTTGCTGTAACTCCTGCTGTGTTCTTTACTTTACTTGATTCAGACAAATTAATTAACATTAATACTTCTGAAGGTAATGGTAACTACTCAACAGCTACATTAAAAGGTATCTTTGGCTTTAAATTGCAAATGACTAACCTTATTGTAGATTTTAACCCTTCTGTTGAATGGGTTGGTAAATACACAGGCTTGCAGTCTAAATACAATCATGACTGTTCAAAAACAATAGCACTTGCATTTAATGCTGATGCGGCAGGTTTCCTTGTTGCACGTGATATTAAAATGGAAGAAGGCTATGAAATGGACGCACAAGGTAAAATGATCGTTGTAAGTATATTCAAAGGCTTCGACACACTTAACCCTGTTGGTGCAGGTCGTATCTTAAGCGCATAGTAAACTCAAAAATCCCTCACTTAATAGTGTTGGGATTTTTTTATAAAAGGCAATGATATGGAAAAAATAGACGCTATTAATGAAGTATTATCAATACTTGGCGAAGAAGAAATTAACAGCATTGACGAAATGAGCTTTGAAGCGCAATCTGTTGATAAAATTATAGATAGAGTTTCAAGAGAGGTATGTATGGACGGTGAACCATTTAATCTGGTCCCATTCAGCCTAAAGCCTAACTCTAACGGTGAAATTGTTTTAAGCAATTTAGTTTTAAACATAGATGTCGATGATTCCGATGGGTCTTATCGAATAATTAAAGATGAAGGATTTTACAAAATAAAAGACTTTATAAAAAACACATTCAAAATAGGCAAAACCTTAACTGGTGAAATGAAAATCAATTTCCCATTTGAAGATCTCGACCCTGTTATTCAAAATTACATAATAAAAAAAGTATGCTTGAAGAAAATAGCTACAGACCTTGGAAATAAAGATTTGATAAATTTAGCCAATAATGATTTAGATATTGCATTGACTGAATATGTAAGACATAGCTTGAGCATCTACAACGTAAATCTAAACGACAATGAATATACAAGATCTTTTGACAGATATTACAATATAATAAACAACTAATAAAGGATTAAAAATGAGCCTATTAACAAGACACATAGAAAATTATATTGGTGGTGTATCTCAACAATCTTATAACTCAAGATACACAAACCAATTCAACGAACAAATAAATTGCATTAGCTCTGTTGTTAATGGACTCATAAAAAGACCACCCGCAGAGTTAGTAATATCAAAAAATGCAGAAAACGTAAAAGTAAAAACACATAAATATTCAAGAAGTTCTGAAAAGGATGGTAATTTTTTAATTAATATAATTCAAGATTTAGATAATGATTATGTTTCAATTTTTATAACAGACCTTTTAGGTAATGAAATACCTTTTGAAGATCAAGCAAACTTGCTTGAGACATATATAGCCGTAGGAAAAAATATTGACAATTTAAGATTCTTGTCTTTAGAAGACACTACATTTATAATCAACCCTGATGTAATTGTTAAAAAAAGCACTGATAAATCACCTGAAAGACCGCTACAAGCTATGGTTTATGTAAAACAAACAGACTATGGAAAGGAATTTAAAGTTACTATAAATGGCACAATAGAAGCTTCTTACACTACACCAAATGGTGCTAATGCCGCTGATTCTCTAAGCGCAGGAACAGATTTTGTTGCAGAAAAATTAAGCGCATCAATGACTGAACAAGGTGTTAGTAATTACATTATAGGCGGTAATATTATAATAATAAACCTTACATCAGAATCTGATTCAGTAGCAACTTCAGATGGTTTAGGTGGTCGTGGTGTTTTAGGTGTTTATAAAACAGTAGGTAGTTTTACAGATTTACCAAATCAAGCTCCTAACAACTTTATAGTAAAAATAATTAATACCGATGAAAATGACAGTGATGATTATTATGTAAAATTTATTTCAGATGGTGATGGTGATGGTGTTGGAACATGGACCGAAACAATAGGACCTGATCTTTTAATTTCTTTCAATTCTGACACTATGCCAATATCTCTGGTTTATGACGAAAACAATAACAAATTCATTTCAAGAGTTACAGAATGGGATGAAAGAAAAGCAGGTGATGATGATACAAATCCATTTCCGAGTATTGTTGATTCTAAAATAAATGATATATTTCTTTATAAAGACAGATTGGGCTTTATTACTGAAACATACGTAATACTATCACAAGGTTCTAATTATTTCAACTTTTTTAGGCAAGGTGTAATCACTCAATATGATCAAGATGTTCTTGATGTTGGTTCAAACTCTTATGACAGTTATATATTGCACAGCGCGGTTCCTTGGAATGAGGTTCTAATGTTGTTCAGTCGTGATAAGCAATTTGTAATTAGAAGTACAGGCGGGGCGTTAACATCAAAAACTATTTCTATAAATCAAGCAGGGTCATACGAAAGTAGCCCATTAACAAAACCAAAAGAAGCAGGAACGAATTTACTATTTCCAGCAACTAATGGTTCTAATTCAAACCTTTATGAGATGTTTTTGACAAGTTACGAAAATATAGAAGCGAGAAATACCACCGCCCATGTATCTAACTACGTGCCTAAAAACATTAAAACAATTGAGGTTCTGGATGTGTATAATTTGTGTGCTATGATGTCTGCTGAAGATGCTAAAACAATTTATATATATCAATATTTGTTTAATGGTTCCGAAAAGGTTCAAAATGCTTTTCACAAATGGACTTTTGATGTTGAAGAAATTTTTGATTTTAAATTTATCGACAATAATATGTATATCATTTGTAAAATTGAAGATTCTATTAGTGTGCTGAGTCTTGAAATAAACGACATACAAAAGGATCAAGGATTGGATTTTAAAATTCATCTTGATAAAAGGGCTGATGAAACTAAAACGATAATGACTTATGACTCAAACACTGAAATAACTTCAATGCACATGCCATTTGCTTATAGCAACCCATCTTTTGTAGTTAGAAGCATCAATAATTTGCCTATTGGCTATGTCATTAAGCCAATAGAAATCGTTGGTAATATGGCCTATTTCGATGGTTCAATAATTGATGAAGAGTTTTACATTGGTGAAAATTATTCTCAATATTTGGAACATTCAACAATCACAAGTTTAAACCCTTACACTGAAAAAATCAATTTGGGTGGTAGAATTCAAATACTAACACATCAAATAAATTTTGACAATACTGGATATTTTAGAACAGTAGTTACTAAAAAGCCTTTATCGGATAAAACTTCAGAGTATTGGAGTAAAAAACTTAATGATTATGAAAATGATTTTGAAGAAATAAAAATGAAATCAGGATTTTTTAAATATTCTGTAAAATCAAGAAACTATGAATGTGTATTATCTATTATTAATGATTCACATTTACCTTGTAATATTCAAAGCAGTGAATACTCTTACAGATACTACAAAAACACAAACTAAATATCGAGGGGCAACCCCCCTCCTTATTAAAACAAAAGGAATACAAATATGAATGTCAACAATTTAAGAAAAACAACAAGTGATGATGTCAAATTTATAGCTAACAATCTTAGATATGCTGACAAAAATGAAATCTATGCATCATCTGGAAACTACTTGTACTACTCAAGATTGATCGAAAGTTATGACTTGAGCAATAAATGTTATACATGGACCATAAACGGATTGCCTGCGATGATTGTCGGAATATGCGATGATAATAAGGGCGGTGGTATAATATGGGCTATGGGAACAGATGAAATCACAAAAGAAAGAAAATTCTTTTTAAAGGAATCAGTTAAAATAATTGAAGAATTTAAAAAAGATTATGAAAAAATATATAACTATGTTTATTCTAAAAATTATCTACATATTGAATGGCTTAAAAGGGTTGGTTTTAATGTGGGGGGTGATGTTATAGAGTTGCATAATAATGAAGAATTTATTTATTTTGAAATGGAGAAATAAAAATGTGCGATCCTGTAACATTATCAATAACTATGGCGGGACTTGCGGCGGCTCAAGCAGGGACCCAAGTCATGCAAGAAAAAGAACAACAAAAAATGCAAATAAAAGCCCAAGAAAATCAGGCTAAAGCAGAAATAATCAACTACAACTTTGATCAAAAAAACTTAGAAAATGAAATGATATCAAATAGAGATGCTACTGAAAATGAGTTTTTTGAATCTACTATAAAAAATGCAGAAATGCGTTCAACCTTAGCAAGTCAAGCTTCAGAAACTGGAATAACAGGTAATACACTTGCCGCTTCGGACCAAGCTTTGAATGCTTTATTCGGTAGAGAATCAAATGTTGCAGACAGAAACTATGACATACTTGCACAATCTGGACAAAGTCGTTCCGATGCAGGGTATAATTCATTAACTTCTACACTAAACGGACTTAGCGGTTCAGTAAGTGGGCCAGGCGTTCTTGATAGTACTTTGAAAATAGCGGCGGCGGGAGTTGGCGGTTATGCTTCTGGTCAATCAATGTCAAAAAATAAATAAAGGATAAAAAAAATGGCTTTAAATACATTAAATTTAACAAATTCAAGAGCTGTTGCCGCGCCAGTAAGTTCAAAAAAAAGCGGAAAACTAAAAGCATGGTCGGACGCTATAGGTGCGACAGAAGATATTGTCAAAACAGTAAGTGGTTTAAAACAAGCCGCTGACCAGAAACAAATGCTTGTCGATGAACAAAGTGACTTTGCTAAAATAGAACTTGCTAAAGCAGAGAATCAAGATTTGAATTCGATTCAATTAATAACGGCTCGCGGTATCAGTGCAAGAGATGACGCGTATACTTCAATAAAAACAAACGAATTAAGCAGAGAGGCCCAAATTGATGGTGCTAAAGAAGGGAAAAAACAATCTGAAATATTTTCCGACTTTCAACATAAACAATTAGACCTTGCGTTTAATAGCGGAAATGAAGAACAAAAAAACCTTCTTGTTAAAAAATTCAACAACATGGGCGAACAATATAGTCAAAACATTTTTAGTCAAGAATTATCTGAAACTAATGAAAACAAAAGAATGTATGACGAAAATACTGTTGCACTTGCAAATTCAAGAAATGAATTAACAAATCCGCAACAAATAGAAATGTGGGATATTCAAGACGCAAATACTGATGCAATTGTCGCGGCAAATAAAAACCAAAATGATGCTGTTTTAAATGGTTGGACAACTGAACAACAACTTTTGGAATTTGAAAAAACAATTGATGCTATGGCTCTTGAAAATAGAGATAATATTTCCTATGTAAATAGCCTTTCAAGATCGTATATTAATTCAAAAAATCAAATTGAAGCGAACGGAGCAAAGAAACGTGCATCTGAAGTGATTGAAATTCGTAATAACTCTGAAATTAGATCTGCAAAAGTTTTATGGGAAAATCCAAACTCGCCGCAATTAGCGGGCGAAGGATTAGGCAATTCTATAAATAGCTTAATAGCAACAGGTAAATCATCAGAACAAAACACGAAAAATAGTTTAATGGCCCAACTTAATGAATGGAATTCACCGTCTACTGCAAATGGAAATGTTGGTTCTATTCCTAACAATGTTGTTAACTTTTTAAAACAAGATAGACCTGACGGCACTGCGGGTTGGTATTACACTGACGGTTCTATTAAAAGAATGGTTGATGATAATTCAAGAATGGTTTTCAATCAAGGAAAAGCTCCGAAAGAAGCAGGCCCAACCGAAGATCAAATATATGAAGCGGGTAAATATTTAAAAGATTTGAAAGGTAAGGAAATACTTAACATTGAAGAAATAAAATATGCTCGCGAAAATGGATTGATAAGCAAAGCAGAATATTTTAAATATAGAGATGATTTTTCAACACAAGAAGATTCAAGAGTAACAGCAAATGAATTATCTGAAATATTATCAATGGAGCGAGGCGATGATAGAACTGCACGTTATACAGCACTATCTATAGACAAAAGCCCTGATTCTTTAAAATATGCGGCTAATAAAATTGTTAAGGATTCATTTACTGGTTCAGATGGTAAAATCAATATTCCAAAACTTCAAGAAACATTAGTTGGAAATCCAGACAGTCCTATTGTAAGAAAAATGATTTCAACAGCGGAATTGACAGGATATATGCCAGACTCTTTAACGAACATGATGAATTCAAATTTAACAGTAGCAGGTTTTGATGAATACGCTTCAAATATTTCTATTTTATCAACTTCTAAAGATCAAGATGTTGTCAACTTCTTAAAATCATCTATGACAAAAAAGAATCTTGATAGAGCTGAAACTTTCATTAATATTATGAAAGACAATCCAGACCTTGAAAGAAGCCAAATAGTAAGCCTTGTGAATAAAACTGAAAGACAAGGTGTTGGATTTATAGCTGAAAATCAATCTGATTTAAATTATGGCGAAAGTAATTATAAAAAAGATTTAATGAAAGCTGTTGATGATATTTCAAAAGACCGAAGTACTGGCATTCTTGGATTTTTCCAATCTGACGGTAGCAACAGAAAATTTGTGACTGATATTTTAGGAAGAACTTATAATCAAATAAGTGTTTTGAATCCTGAGGCAAGTGCTGAGGAAAAAATGGAAATGGCAAAATCAAAAGTGAGAGAAAACTATATTGAAATTGGCGGTATTGTGGTTCCTAACAACACAACTACACCAAAGGATATAATAGCAAGAGACTATTCACCAAAAATGAATGACTTTAAAAACTTACTTGCGCAAGACTATTTTGGGGATTATACAAGAGGAAATGATATTTATATCACTACCGATGAAAGAACCGCCGAAACTGGATTGTATTCTATACATGAAAAAGGAACTAACGTAAAACTTGGATCTACTTACATGATGGAGCATTCAGATGGAATAAATCCATCTTTCTTGGATTCAGCAAATGGTATAATCTCATTAAATCAAATAAAATCTCAAGTTGAAAAAAATAAAAGAAGAGAATTCGGCAGACTTATTAGAAATGGAGAGTTTTCTTTAGGTTATGATAAGTTTTTAGAAGAAAATATTTATCAAGTTCAATATGATAACATCACAAGCAACAGCAGAGATGAATATGATAATGAAGTTTTAAAAGATAAATTGCTTTCAAGTCCTAAATTCTTGCCTGTTATTAATTCACTTGATGAATATGATGATGAAAATGAATCAACTGCTTCACGAATTGAACGAAGATCTAAAATAGTGGAAAAAGAAATATTAAATGTTAAAGAAACTTACTTTAATCCAAAAAATGAAACCTATTTAAAAGATTCTGAATCAATAACTGAAAAAGATAAAAACCTAATTGTCAATCAATATTTAACAAGACAAAGAAAAGAAAATAAGAAAGACGAATTAACTATGAAAGAAATTTATGCAGTTTATGAAAAGCATGTTGCGGCTATTAAAAAAGTCAAAGACAGACAGCTAAATTCAAAAACTAAAGATGCATCTTATTATAGAAATTCAATTAACTTTTCGAAAGGCGATTATTCAGCAATTCCAAAAATTAGACTAAGAAACTAAATAAAGGTAATTTTATGATTAAAAAATATAAATTAACCTATTATAATGAAATTGGTGTTGGATCTAAGGGTCCACACCACCCTTCTTATAGTAGCGGAGTAACAATTGGGTGTGGTTATGACCTTAAACACAAAACAATTGACGAAATGAGAGATGATTTTAAAGCCTCTGGTATATCAATCGACTTATCAAAAGCAATCGGTTTAAAAGGCAATGAAGCATCTTTGTTTTGCAAAATGAATAGTAACTTAAAAATAACAGACTTGCAACAAGAACTTTTATTTGAAGTTATATGTCCTAAATATGAAAAAGAAACTATAAAAGAATATAAAAGAATGTTTAGAAACAGCCCTGATTATCAAGACTTGGATGAAAACATAAAAAATCTTTTATTTGATTTCAATTATAACTTGGGATCAATAAATGGATTTCCTAAATTCTTTAAAGCTTTGATGAATGGAGACAAACAAAGTGCTTTCAATAACTACAAAAGATTTGCAGATGGGAAACCATTAGGAAGACGAAATGATGATACAAGAAAAATATTAGAAAGCCACAATTTTAGAAATCAATTTGGGCTATAAGTAGGGGGGTTGCTCCTTGCTTTGCCCCTTAAAAATAAAGGATAAATTAAAATGAATACAGACATCGAAAATATACACGAAAAATTAGATAAAGAAGAAATCAAAATTCCAGAAATAAATGGTTTTAAAGCCCCTGCCCCTTCACAAGAAGTTGCACCACTAACAGAATCAACAATTGCGCCAGTGATTGAAGCCGTTCAAGAAATTGCTGAACCTGTTGAAGAACAATCATATTCAGTGCAAAGAATAAATGACACTGAAAAATACGATAATTCAGCAAGCTTTGAGCCTCGAATCGATGCTAATAACTCAAATAATTTTTCCATTCGTGAAAGTCAAAATTTATTTTTAAAAGGTTTAAAATCAAAAGAACAAAATTTAATCAAATCAAAAGAGCAAGAACTAAAATCATTCGGTCAAGCAATCGATAATGGTGAATTGCTATGGGATGACGTAAAACAATCCGAACAGGTCATTCCGTCATTAACAAACTATTTCAAAGAAAACAGCTTTGAAGCTCAAGAAGGTTATATTGTAGATATTCCAAAACTTCAAGAGAATGACATTCCAATGGATTATTGGGATGATTTCGACAATGTTCAATCGGAAGATGAATTTGAAGAAATAAAATCAAATTTAAACGACCAATTAGAAAGAGATGAACGATTTGAAAATGTTGGTGTTATGAAGCATTTAATGTACTCAGCAGGCGCGAGTTTAACTGACCCTATACAATTAGGCGTTGGTGTATTAACAGGCGGCGCATTCGGCTATTTAAAAGCGGGAAGCACTTTGGGAAAACTTGGTGTGTCATTCGCAAGTGGTTCTGTTGAAGGTGCTATTGTTGGTGGATTAATAAGTAAAGGACAACATACATACAACATCAATGACCTTTTACTTGATACTTTGCTTGGTGGTGTTTTAAACACTGGATTTACTGGCGTTGGTATTGGTGCAAGAAAGGTAGTTGATTCAAGTCGTGCAAGACGTTTAAGTAGATACGAAAGTACTATAATGTCACAAGATGATTTAAATTCACAAATGGATTTAGAAAGTGCAAGAGAATCGGGTAACGCGCAAAGACGTCAGGAAGATTATATAAACGGCGATGATATTGATTTTGAAGCAGAGGTTGATATATCAACAAGAGCTTCTGAAGTTGTAAATAATCAACGATCGGCACGTGATGAAATAAGTATAAACGAACAAGTTAATAATATACCAAACGTTGATGCAATTGCAGAAATCTGGAATAATCAAAATTCATTAATTACAGATGATCTTGTTGTTAAGGGTTTAAACTTACAATCAATGAACAAAAGACTTGATGAAATGAGAAATGATTTTTCGGTTGACTATAACGAAACAGAACTTTTCGCGGAATCAATACAAAACCTTCAATCAGAATTTGATGATTTATTAGATTACAAATTCAAAAAAGATGCAGAATTTGATGATTTTAACAAACTTAGTGCAATTGAAAAAGTTGAATATATTGATGCAAAAACAAAAGAAACCTTTGGTGATGTTGCAACAGATTCTTTCGCAGTTAAAGAGAGAAAAGATTTTGATGAATATATTAAAATACTTAATGAAGATGAACTAAGAGTTAAAAACAACATTGATTCTAACGTTCCAAAATTAGATACTGAAGAAAAACTTGAAATATTCGATGAAGCCTTTAAAGAGGAAAGATTATTAATTTCTGAAGATGAACTGCTTGATTTTGGTAATGGTCCAATCCATAAAGGTGTTGGTGCTGATGCTAATAAAGAATTCGACCTTGACAATGGCGATAGCTTGATTGATAAAACAAGAAGTTTTGAATTTGAATCTGATAATGTTAAAGTACAAAAATTAGAGCAAGAACTTTCTGATTATGATATTAATGTAAATCAAACCATAAACAGATTGCCAAACCAATTGAAAAGCGTTGATGTTATTTCTGAAAAATTAAGTCGTCAAGGTGGTCATGGTGCTTTATTATCTGATTTAGTATTTGATAGAATCGCGGCAAAAATAGATCTTCCTGCTTTACAAAAAAGATATGCTGTTGAAGTATTTAATCGTGCTGAACAATATAACATTTCAAATTTAAAAACTGATTATTTAAACAAATTGAGAGCGTTAGGAGACGCAGATATTCAACCGTTAAAATTAGAAAAAAGAGCATCTGATTTGTTAAATGCTGATCTTGGTAACGTAGAAACAAAAGGTTTTTCAAAAAAAGAACTTGAACTTGCTAAAAGATTTAACAATGTGACACTAAAAGCATATTCAACATTCGGTCATAAAAAAATATTATCAGCAGAAGTAAACAAACAACACTTGCAAAATAGATTCATGGCTCAATTTCAGTCTATACTTTCAAAACCTATAAAAGGCCAAATTTCGCTTGAAAAAGCATTTAAAAAAGAATTCGGGAAAAGTTCAAGCAGAAACAGAGCGTGGAATGAAAAAGCAAGATACAGAATGAATTCAATGTTGCATCTTTACTCATTGAGTCCTGATGAATTTACAGCAAGATATCCTGATTTATCAGGTGAATTTGTTGCGGCAATTGCTCGTTCATCTCATGAAGCTAAAGTTGTTTATAGAAAAATTGCAAAAGAGATTGTTGATTCTGGCGCAGATATTGATGGTGTTTTAAAAGCAAGACTTGATTCGGGCGATGCTTACGTTGGTATTACTTTATGGGATGCTAAATCTCTAAAAAATGCTGATGCTGAATATGGCAATGATCAATTAATTGGATTCTTTGAAAAAGCTATTGAAGATGCGGCACCTGAAACAATGCTTAATAAAGCGTTAAAAGATAAAAAAGGCAATGAAATTGTTAAAAATGGCGAAGTTGTAAGATCTAAGGAAAAACTATCAACTATTTTAGCACAGGCAATTGTTAATAATACAATCATGAGAATATCGAGAGGTGATTTGACTTCCGCTGATATTGGCAAGGCTTTCTCGCTTGCTATGAACGATATCGAAGGGTATTTTAATTTACATGAAGCAGACATTTCAAGAAGTATTAGTGATGAATCTATGGTTAGATTACGTGATTACATCAAATCTAAAAAAGACGCTTCTGTTGATGAAACAGGTATATCTAAAAACTCAAAGAAAAAAATAACAATTAATTATACATACAAAGGAAATATGACAAATAGACTTGGCGAAAGCAATGAAGTTTATATTACTGATTTTCTAAATATGGATTATGAAAACCTTGCATCATCTTATTCTGGAACGGCTTCTTCATCTATTGCTTTTGCAAAAAATGGAATTAAATCAAAAGACGAACTTGATAAATTAATAAAAGATGTTGATACTGAAAGAGAGTTTATTAAATCAAAGGCTTCAAGGTCAGATGCTACAAGTGAAGATAAAAAAGCATTTAAAGATATGATCAGTGATTCCGATATGACATACACACGCGAATTAGTTACAGCATTATATGAAAATAAATCATTAATTGATTATAGTGATGGACTTACTGAATTTGCAAAGCATGTCATGGGTTATAACTTCTCAAGATTAATGGGTAAAATAGTATTTTCTCAAATGTCAGAAATAACAGAAATTTCACATCAAGCAGGTATTAAAGAACTTTTCAAATCTATGTCAGTATTGCCGGGCCTTAGAAATTTGGTTAAGCAAGCAAAAAATGAAGATGGTCTTAATCTGCAAGAAGGTCTTGAAAGTATTGGCCTTGTAAATGATATGCATAATTCTAAATCCTATAGAGATATGGGCGATGACATTGCAATTGTATCATCTGATAGATTTGAAAATAAGCATGGTGTTAACACATCAACAAATAAAGATAAAATCGTAAACGCATTGCGCGGCGCTTCTGCCGTAACTCAACGCGGTTCTGGATTTTTACCATCATTAATGGATAAATACACAAAAGTTATGGCAACGAAAGCAAGCCTTTCTGAACTAAATAACCTTGTTACTTTATTCACTAAAAGCGGTGATGTTGATTGGATGGCGCGACAAGAAGCGAAATTTTCAAAAAGAGGTATAAACATTGACACGATAAACGAATATGGTCTTGACATTCACGATTTCCCAAAAATAAAAGAATCTATTGATAAATATTTTATTAAAAGTAAATCAAGCGTGACAAATTCAGAAAGCGTTTTAAATGTGAATTGGGAAAGATTTTCACTTGAAGAGCCTGAAGTTTTTGACAAAATACGTGATTTTGTAATACATTCACAAAACGAAGTCATTGCCCCATCAACATTGGGAAACACTTACAAGTTATTAGCTGATAGTGTTGTTGCAAAAATAATATTTCAATTTATGAGTTACCCATTACAATCATTAAACAAAAAAATTAGGCATAAATTTAGAAGTGGAAATAATGTGCCTGCATATTTAATGTTCGGTGCATTGGGTGGCGCTCTTTCTTATTTTTCATCTACTTTAGTGAGTTCTTTATCAAAAGAAGATCCAGAAGATTACCTTTCTGAGAAAATGCGTATGAGTAACATCATGGGTGGTTCTTTCAGTAAATCAGTATATTCATGGTTCTTTCCTTTAATCCTTGGTAATTTACAAGAATTAATTACTGATGAAAATTCTTTTGGTTCACTTGCTCGAAGTGGTTCAGGTTCAAGTAAGTTACTTGGAAACCCTACTTTCGATTTAATCGATAATGTTTATAGACTTGGTCAACAAGGTAGCAATTACTTAGGTAGTGGCGATGAAGAAGACTTGAGAAAAGCAACAAAAACCGCTCTTGGTCTTATGCCTGTCGCGGCAGGTAATATGATAACGCTTGGTTTACAAACTGGCGCACAAAAAGCATTAAATAATTAAAAATAAATATGGGGCCTAAAAAACCCCTTCTTAATAAGGAAAAAAAACATGGCTACAATTAGCTCAACAGGATTTTCATATATAAATTACACTTCAGATGGTTCATCATTAGATTATGAATTCCCATTTGAATATATAAAAAAAGCAAATATTATTGTTAAATTCGATGGCGTTGTTATTAATGATTATACAGTCACATCATTAAATTCAATATTATTCGAAAACGCCCCTTCTTATGGAGTAGAGATTTCAATCTCAAGACTTACTGAAAGCATGGAACCATTGGTGACTTTTATAAACGAATCATCTTTAAATAAAGCCGACCTGAATAAAGTAAACAAACAAGTGTTGTTCGCACTTCAAGAACTTGCTGACGAAATGAACAAAAGATTAGGGATCTCTGACGGAGATTACGACTTTTTCAATAACATCGACATGCATGATAACAGAATAGTTAATCTTGCAGAAGCAATTGACGAAGGCGATGCGACTAATCTGGGGCAGGTTCAAGAACTTATTAGACAAGTTGTTGCAGGCGTTAGAGTTGAAGAAGAAGAAATTGTTGCAACAGAAGGTCAAACTATATTTACACTTGTTAATTTTAAATATACGCCAGGCTATAAAACAATATCTGTCTATGTAGATGGTATCTTTCAATCACAAACTGACTTTGTAGAAACATCTCAAACAAAAATTACATTCGATGAAGCTTTTAACGGCGGTGAACGTGTCGTTGTTAGAAAAAATGATGCTCCGAGTAACGCAATAGTCACAAAACAGGCCGATTATGAAACACTTG